TCAGACGTGCTTGATCTTTATAGACGCTACTTACGACCTAACCACACCATCGTGGATCGTCGTGGCCAGCGTGCACAGACTAATTAATAAGGAGAAGGAGTTGTCTGCAGAAAAGTGGCGTAGGTCACCGGTCTGCAAAGCAACCTGGACATTGAGATGTTTATGGTTGAATAGAGAATCGTATGAGAAAGTGCACGGTGCAGGTTCCTTCAGGATGTTTCCACCTAAGGACAAAAAATCTCATGCAGAGCGCGTTGTAGGCAACAGATACGCAGCTTTAGAGGAAGAAGAAGTGGAGGAGCAGAAAGATAAAGAAACTCTGGATAAAGGCATTGCAGAATTGTCTAAACCAGAGAGTGTATCATCTACTCCAAATACAGAGTTGTCCCATTCTGAAGAGTCACCATCCACTGTGGCTCCAACCGTGCCAAGGAATGAGTCGAAAGATGAAATTCCCGAACGACCAGTACCTAGAATTCCACATCCAAGTACACTCCCACCAGATGAGACTGGGACGAGTGCGCTGATGGCCAAACTCCGTTCCATGTCATCCTTACCCAAATCAGGATACCGTGTGGACGAAGAAGAAATAAGGTACGACACTTCTTCTCGGGACGGCTTAGGCCGAGAGAGTGTCTACGAGACTGCTGATAGTAATGAGACTTTCCATCTCATCCCCGTCAGCAGCCTCAAAGCCTCTGGGACAGTTAACGCTGTCAGCACAGTTAGTGCTCTCCCAACCAGTGGCGGAAAAATCCTCGGTGTTCCTAGCACCGTCACATTGAGTAGTGGTGATGATTCAGTAGCAAGTGCACCTGCGAGTGCACTTAGCAACCACATCACCATAGACTCAGATTCTGGACCTGTTTATGCGCTTAACCAGGATTTACAGACTGTGAATGTAGGACAATGGGACACAGCAAGGAAGTGCATTATCACGAATGAAACTTTATGGACGTTTTTAACCAATAAACGACCTGATTTTCTGTCGGAACATCCAACCGGTTATACATTTGTAGAATCGCTAGAGGAAGACATTGAGATTCCTTCAGTTTTTTTGACAGAGGCTAATGGGTTTTGGAGTAGGACAGAACATTCGGCAGATAATTTGAAGGTGTTCAGGTTGTGGGTATCCAACTATTTGAAGTTGTTGAGGGAACCTCCTGGACCACGTATGATTGCGTTGCAAAATTATGGAGCTAATATTGCATTCAATTCATACAAGAAGACACATCGTACCACTGTTGAAGAAGAAAACAACAGGTCGGTGAAAACCCACATAACAGCCACACTTGGTAGGATACAGGTGCTGCTTAAACTCTGTGCATACATAAGGATCATTACTCGTGTACGTAAGTTGCCAGTTGCGGCAGTGAGTAAAAGCAGTAGCCCAATACAAGTGTGGGCTGACTATTTTGGTAAAATGGCAAAATCATCAGTCTATGGCTTACTGTCACTTGCTAGGGGCAGTGCAGTGAGCTGTTGGAGTTCAAATCTGAAAACAATTGTAAGCAATCCTATGGAAACAGTAGTGTCTCCTATTGCTGAGGAAAAGTTTAGGACTAAGACGACGACGTTTCTGATGATTCTAGTTGAGGTGCTGTGGAAGCGCACACTGGTTACGGCTCCAATCCATGTAGCATTACAGGTTATCAAAGACCACCTACACAGATTGCATCCAAAACTAGGAGGTGAGACGAATTTGGTTGTTCGTGTCGCTTTACATTCCATGGTAAATGTATTTCAGCTTCAGGGTGGAAGACCAACTGCCAGTCTGATCGGATTGTTTTCTCTATTGAACAAGATGGAGATATTCTGGTCAGCTGCACAGCAGATGGTTTCCATAATCGCAGACAGAGAAAGGGGTATGTTGGAAGAAGCATTTGGTACACCAGTGTATCATTCGCCTTCTCAATTAATTCCTAATACTGTAGGTTCAACCCTGGCGATGTTTACGACGGGTCCTGCTTGGCAGGCTCTGTCACCTCAAGCCATATACCATCTAATCAGAACAAATTACATGGCTTGCATTTATGCACCTATCACAGAGGAAATAGGTAGGTGCCCAGTATCCACAGCATTCATGTGCATGTTTGAAAGTTACCGAAACAACTCATTGTCCACAGTGCCACTACATGTGAGCAATGAGTTGATAAGGCAGTCAAACGTGTTCGGAAGTGCAAACACAAGTGTGCGTGTCGGCACACATGTGTTGTGGAACCTCAATGCTGTCATTAATCAAAATTTTCCCTCGACTCCTGTGGCTAAAACAGTAAGTGTTCTAGGATGGGTACCTGCGGCTGTTGCAGCCGGGTACCTACTGTTTAAGTGGTGGTATAATCCTGTGAGGATCCGCCCACTTGTCACTTTGGAGTTTCCTCTGACCGATGCTAAACCTGCAGTATATAAATCCAGGGCAGATGGTAAGTATAGTTTGAAAGACACGAAACTTAAACTAGTGCAACTCCGCAGAGTGCAAAAAGTTTTTGGGTTCTACTCTCAGTACTATAAGCCCGTGGCATATGCTTCAAATTTGCACAATGAAGTAGAAGCTGTTAAAGCCAGAGTGTTAAAAGAAACACCTCGACCGAATAAGAGTGAAATTGTAACATTCTGGCATTGGTTAAAGCATAATTACAAGAGTGTTTTTCCGCACACTTGTAAAACAAAATGGGTCCCAATGAGCATTGAACAGTACTTGATTCAATCAAATGCTACACCTACCGTCAAAGACTCCATCAAAAGAGCCAGGGACGGGTTGGAAGCAGAAGGAATTGACGAGTACTCGAGTTTGCCTCGGGACCAACTTAGGAAATACACGTCGCGTAAAGCGTTTGTTAAAGTGGAGAACAATGTGTACGCATCCCCAGCGGGAGTTAAAGATAAAGCCCCTAGGCTTATTCAAGGGGGTCAGCCGGAGTTTATAGCTCTCACTGGCCCATCAATAGCTACGCTGCAAAAACGCATAAAACGTGATTTAAACAAGAACAATTTTTGTTGTTTCACGTCTGGTGTGTCTACTTTGGATGTGGCTTTGTTAGCCACTAAATTCTCAACATGGCTTGAGAATGATGTGGGGGCATGGGATGCCTCTATGTGTGAGCTTCTATTGACGATAGAGTACTGGCTTTTTTGCAAACTTGGGTGTCCCCCATTGGTGCAGAAGCTAATGTTTCATAACATCAATACTAGAGGTTGCACAGCACACGGATGTGTGTATTCACGTAAAGGTTGCAGAAAGTCAGGCGACCCGTGGACATCATTAGGCAATTCAATCATGAACATACTTATACATTTGTATATCTTCTGCACCCAAAATCATGTGACGGTTTCACAGGCCAGAAACATGATGACACTGGTGGTGCAGGGTGATGACGCTCTTCTCAATTCAGAGCATCAGTTTGTGCGACACATTGATTGGAAAAACGCCTTCCTTAACTTCGGATTTGATGCTGTAGCTCTTTTCCGGCAAAACGTGTATCAGGTAGAGTTCTGCTCCATGAGAATCTACCCCTCCCTACAGGGATTCGTATTCGGACCCAAGCCTGGTAAGGTGATGGCCAAGCTAGGGATATTTTGTGATCCACCAGCCAAGTGTGACCCTCGAGTTTTAATAAGAGGGTCAGCACTAAGTCTTATAAGAGGCTGCTGGCACATCCCACCACTGAGATCTTATTTGCAAAGGATCCTTGACTTAACGGAAGATGTGAGTGCTCATCCTACGCGTCGAGAAGATTGGCAGATGAGGTTTGAACCATGTGAGGAACATCCTGACGTGTGGTATGCCCTGGAAACAACACACCAATGGAGTCGAGAGATGCAGGAGGGTTTGGACAGAGAATTATCTTCTGTCAACCTTCAATCTTGCACTGTAGGCCCTTTTTTTGATGTGCTTTGTGACCGGGATTCATCCGCACCGAAGGTGTTTCCGTGGTAGCACTTTGGTGTAATTCGCGCATACACTAGGTTTGTGAGAGAGTGTACAAACTGTGTCCACTAAGTGTGTCTCGGACCGTTGACGGGGAGGCATATGGGGTGATCAGGGCGACAAATCTCATTGATAGTGAGAGAGTAATGTCTACACACTTGCACTGACATTTAGCAAAACTACTTACAAGAACACTGTAAAATTATCGGGCCCCGTACAATCGCTATCCCGTTCGTGTCACAATACCCTCCTTGTAAAGTAAAATAGGGCACGTTTCAGAAATGCCAGCTAAAAACAACCAACAACAAAAACAACGCCGTGTTACAAAGGCGATTAAGAACGCTGTAAAGCAGGTCGCGCAGCGGGCCACATCTAATGTGACTAGACCTAGGCAGAGAAGAGTGAGAGGAAGAGGAGGATACCTGGAGGATATAGGTAACTTTTTCACTGGCCGCTCAGAAGGCGGCACTTCACTGACTAACAAAATCTTCTCAGGAGCTGGAGGAGCCATAGCGGGAGCGCTTGGTATTCCAACTTCTGTAGGAGCAGGTGCTGGCAGCTGGCTGTCCAGAGCGTTGGGGCTCGGGGCATACAGTGTCAGCAAAAATTCTCTCATGGCGGGAGGTGGTGGGGCAGCAGATGGTATGGCAGTAGAGACCGCACCAGCTGTTAATAGGCCACCTGCATTTGGTACTGAGGCCAAAGGCAGTGATATCATTATCTCCCACTCAGAATTCGTGAACGATGTTCAATCAAGTGTGGCGTTTCAAACGACGCAGTACTTGAATAACCCAGGAAACCCAGCATTGATGCCGTGGTTTGCTCAGCTCTCTCAGTACTACGAAGAGTTTGAGTTCCTGGGATTGATCTATTGCTACAGACCCACATCAGCCACTGCAGTTGGTACTACAAATGCAGCCATGGGTGTGGTGATTATTGCAACAGAATATGACGCTTATGATGCGGGTTACACCACTAAGAGGCAGATGGAGGCGGCGGAGTTCAGCAGTTCAGCTGTTCCGTATCAAGCTTTCATGCACCCAATTGAGTGTGATCCACAGAAAATGGTGCTGCGTGCTAATTACGTGGCACCAGGTGTGTCCTCTATTTCTCAGTTGCCAGGTGACGTGAGGTTTTATATACCTAGTGTCACCACTGTGGCTACCGTTGGGCAACAGACGGCAGGTCAAACGATTGGTGAGTTGTGGGTCACATACCATATTAGGTGCTCAAAACCGATTTTGGAGGTGACAAACAATTTACTGCAGTCGCAGCGGACATCGTACAGTCTGGCTACTTCAAATTCAGCTAACACGTTGCTCCGCAACGTGTATACTGGATCCACACCAATGAGTGTTGTTGTGGATGGTACAGGAGCTTATGCAGGGTTGGTCGTGTCGTGCAACGGCGTGTCAGGAACGTTCATGATCAATGTGAACTACACTGCAGTCGGTGCACCACTTGCATCCTGGAATGCTCCACTTGGCCCAACACCTACTGTTGCGGCCGGGTCTCCCACCTTCCCTTTATTGGGAACAGGTGTGGCTGGCACCATTAATAGCATTCCCTTGGCTCAGGGAGGCGCTGGTGATAATACCTTTTTGTCATCAGGAAGCAATGCCACAGCATGTGCAAATTATGCCGTGAATTTCACGACAGCGGCCGACGCAATAAATCTCCCACTCCTGCTAAGTCTTACATACACGACCATAATCGATGTATGGATCACTCCACTTCAGACAGGGTTCTCTGGACATAGGAAACTAAAGTACCAGAGCGAACAATTTCAACAGCAAGTATCTAAAGCTGTTGAAGAGATCTCGCACATAGATCGTAGTTCGAAGGATGAGGTCGTCGATGACAGCTTTGATGCAGTACGTGTTTCGTTAGCACCCACCAGCTCGCAGGCTGGAGTGGATGCACGATCACCAGGCTCCAAGGTTGTGCCCATGAGTATCACGCGTCGTTAGAGCGTGGGCCCCGGTTCTTTCCAGTTCTGCCGGGGTGTGTCAGATAAAAACGGTACCAAGGGCGCTTTATAAATTCTTG